TAATATTATATTTAACATATAAATCCCAATCTTTATAATACAAATCCCGTAAATCTTCCGCTATAACTGAATAATCAATTTTACCTTTTTCCAATTCATAATTTGATACAAAATCTAATGTATACCGTTCAAGATTATTGCCTGTAAATCTTTTATATACATCCATATAATCAAGAACAGATACACCAGCAATATCAACATTAAAAGAATGTGAACTATATGTATTAACAACATCAATAGGTGACATCTTCTTGTATAACTCTTTATCACCAAATAATTTTTTAGATCTATTGATAATATACTGTAAATCAAAGTCAGTAGAGTTCCACCCTGTTACAACCTCGGGTGATTTTTCCCTGAAAAAAGAAAACATTTTTATTAACAATTCCTTTTCTGTTGAACAAAATATATAATCAAATTTACATTCTTCTATATCACCACCATTATATTTTTTCAAACCAAATGTAGTTGCCTTTTTATCAATAGAGTCATATATCGAAACAAGAACTATGGGATTATTAGCTTCTTCTGGATGTGGAAAACCATCATCACTATGAACCTCAATGTCAAGATTAAATATTCTTAATATAGGAGCTTTAATTTTTTCATCATCAATAGAATAAAATCTATCCGATAAGAATTGTATTTCCGGTCTTACCTTGTTTTCTAATGAGTCCATATCTTCTTTAAGAAAATTACTATAATCATAATATGACTCAAATTCCTTTATTGATGCTTTACCTCCATCAATAGTATTAACAGGACCATTCTTATCTTTTATATAAACATATGGAGCCCATTCTATTTCAGTAGGCTTTTTTCCATTTTCCCATATGTACATTACAGATTTTTTATAATCGTAGTATGTGTTTCTCCACATATTATCTTCCTACATCAGCTAAATATTTTTCTTTAGTTTCTTCCCATGTCATATTAGCAACATCACTATAATACAGTGAATCTGGATTCAATCTATTTTCTGATTTTAATTTGTTAAATCTTTTCTTTGCATATTTTTCTCTCCATATTTCAGTTAAAGCTTCAACCGAATTATCAAACATTTTATTACCAACATTAGTATCCTTTCTTGATAAGAAATTCTGAAAATTATCATATAACGGACAAAAATAAACACCTCTCATAAACTTACTACTAAATGTTTTAATCTTCATAAGTGATATTACTTTACCTAATGTTTTAGGTTTTGAATGAGTAACACTATCAACATGTTTTGCTATATCAGGATGATGTTGTTTCAACCATTCTCTAGCAACTTTATATACTTTAGTTGATAATTCAATAGGATTTTTACCAGAAGATGGTTCACATTTCCTCCAATATTTCAAATTACTATATTGTGATAATCCACCATACAAAGATGTAGTTGTAATACCAACAAGTTTTTCTGGATATTTACTATTCCAATAATCCTCAACAACATCGGATGCAATCAATAATGCTGTCAATTTACCACCTGTATAATTATAACCAAATGGTTGTGTCGGTACTATCGAAGAACCAACAGCTGTATGTTGTAACATACCATATTTTATTCTATCTTCTTCTGTCCATGTAATATATTTATCCCTGCCATACATAGCAAGGAAATCACTAGCAAGACTAATTACACCCAAATATTTACCAGTTTTTTTATCTTGAATAAAAAATCTAGCAAACCGACCTGGATTTTGATGCCATGGTGCAGATGAAATACCTTTTCTAAAAAGGTCCCAATACTTAATTCTATTACCCTCAATGGGAATAACCACTGGTTCAACATCTTGATATTTATTAATATCATCTGGTTGCCAAATCATTTGTTTCATCTTCCACATGTCATTTAATTGTGCTTTTGTCCATTGAACATTAGCATATTCATCCCATTTTCGATATAAAGTGTATTCCTCAACGGGCATTTCCTTTATTCTTGCTAAATCTTCAATAATCATAGCACGAACATCTTCTGTTTTTAACATTATTGAAACCTCCTAATCTTTTCTTCTACCCGGTGTTCTTCTATTTTCTTTTGGTGCTAATTCTCTGTCATCACCTGATTTGTTTGCATCTTCAATCCATTGGTCAATTTCAGTTACATCATATATCTTTAATGTACGAGAATCGAAATAAAGTTTATTAATTGTTCCTACTCGGCCACCCAATCTATTCTTAACTATTTTATATGATAATTCAGATTTATATATCATATTTTCATCATCACTACCAAATATGGACATGAAATCTACCGTAGCTGGTAATCCTAATGATTCACTAATATGTGTAAAATCAATTTCTCTTAAATTAATAATACTTGAACCTTCCCTATTTAATTGTGATACAGATACAACAGGAATATTAAATGTAAATGACATAGCTCTTAATTCTTCCGCTATCTTTTTAACCTTACCATATAAATCATCATTACCTTTTAATGTCGACCTCATTAAATTGATATAATCAACATATACAATATCAGGATGTATATTCCTCATTTTCAATTCCCTAATATATCTTTTAATATCTAATACGGAAGCCTCACCTGTCGGAAATTCCTTTATCAATAATTTACCTATATTAGGATCTTTACTTAATTCACTCAATTTTTTTATCAATGATATTGTAACTTCTTTTACATTATATAATTTATTAATATCAAGACCGGAATATATACTATCAATACGCTGTGCAACAGAATCTTCTGACATTTCAAGTGTGATAATTACAACAGTATGACCATTCAATACTTGTCTTGCAGCTAAATTAGATAACATTGACGACTTAAATCCATGGATCCTGGCAGTAAATACAGATAAAGTATATGGTTTAAAACCACCAGTTATCATTTCATCTAATGATGGATAATATGTTGGTATTCTTTTAACATCATCATTTAATACCCTTTTTAATCTATCCTTATTAGTCATAAAATAATCAAGACCTAAATCAACTTTTAAATCTTTTGATAAAGCATCCTCAATATACTTTAATATTTTACCATCATTTTTCTTATCACCTTTATTAATTATGTCAACAGAATCTAATATTGCTTTTTTAAGTGCACGGTCTTTTAAATATTCATTAGTCTTATCAAAAATAAAATCATAATTCCTGTTTAAATCAACATCAATAGACTCTAATTCATTAAGATATTCTTCTGCATCTTGAACGGAGTTTATAATAATATCTTTTTGTGGAAGTGATTCATATTTTGTTACATAATCTTTTAAAAATGAAAATATTTTCACAGCAGTTTGGTTTTCAAAATAATCTTTTTGAAAAATATTGGCAATGGTAACAAGATACTGCTGGTCTGTACACATTGCTTTTATAATTAAATTTTCAATATAATCAGTTTTCATTTCTATCCTGTGGATTATTTACGGGAGATGAATTTATTGCATCCATAAACATCATGATGTTTACATTTGTTTGCACACATAGAACAAATATTCTTTTTCGCATTAGAAAAATATCTAACATACATAGAATCAATTTCATTAAAATCAATAAAATTATTAATAATGTCACTATATCTAGGCTTATCAATCAAATAATTTTTAATATCAGTAAATGCAATATCTTTGTTATTATATTTTTTTGTCTTTTCCTCACCATCTATATATATAATATAATCATCATACATTAATTTACCAGAGTACCATTTTCCACCTTTTTCATATATAATGTCCATAATTCACCTCCATTTTTAATATATATATTATATCAAATTTCAGTCAAAATGTCAACCATCAAAAATGGTTAACAAATGTTGATAATTATGATATAATTGATATATAATATATCATATATACTATAAGGAGTAAACCAGATGGACAAAGAATATGATGAATTAATATCAAATTTAAAAGAAAAATATAAAATAGAAGAATATGTCTTATTTGATGATATTAACATACAAGAAAAATTAAGAGAAAATGCATATATGATTTTGCATTATAAAGGATTGTACTTCAAAGAAAAGAACAATCTCGATAAAATATCAGAAATCAGGGACAAAATCATAGGTAAAAGATTTGATTATTATAGATTTAATTATAATAAAGAATTAAAATCAAATGAAATAAAAGAATACTATTTACCACAAGATGAAGAAATAACGAAAATAAACAGACTATATAAAAAACAACAATGGAAAGTTGATTTCTTTGAAGCTGCAACTGAAGCTCTAATTCAAATGGGCTGGAGAATGAAAAGTTATCTTGATGAAAGAAGAACATGATTACAATATCAAAATATAATTCACTAGAACTAAAAATCAACACAAAAGAATATAAAATAATTCAAGAAATATTTCACAATTTCTCATTATATGTTGATAATTATCGTTTTATGCCTGCCTATCAAATAGGTAAATGGAACGGTAAAGTAAATTTGTTTGATATAAACAAACAAACATTACCATATGGATTAATAAGTGATTTAACATTTTTCATAAAAAATAATTTTCCAAATGTAAAAATTCATATTGATGATGAAGTCAAAAAAATGTTTTTAGGTATAACAGATATACCTGAATACAACTTAAAGAAAATACCATTTTATTATCAAGATGATTGTATCAAAACATCATTGAAATTTGCAAAGGGATTAATACGGTCAGCAACAGGTTCAGGCAAAAGCTGTGTTATTACTTATATCATAAAATCATTATTAGATTTAAACTTAATAAAACAATCATTAATTGTAGTACCTAAAGTATCATTAGTTAATCAGTTCACAAATGATATGATTGAATATGGTATGCCTGAAAATATTATAGGTAATGTATATGCACAAAAAAAGGAGTTTGATAAACCAATTACAATATCAACATGGCAATCATTAATGAATAACCACCATGAATTAA